GCAGGCTGGGCTGGATCGCCGCTCAGCTAGGCGACATCGGCTGGAGCGACGATTCGGCCTCTGTAGCCCGCGCCGCCACCCTGCTCCAGCAGCGCGCCACGCCCGCCCCGGTGGTGGTGCCGGTGGCGGTGGCCGAGCGGCCATGGGAGCGGGATGGCTGGTGCGACGAGCAGGGCCGGTGCTGGTGTGGCGCGGCCGCATTTGCTGACAACACTGGGGATCTGACTGCGAACTGGCCTCCCTCCTGGGAGTTGAGAACGCCGCAACCTCAAGACGATTGCGTGGCGCCCCACCACGCAATCCCGCTGCCCCAGGTCGCGGAGCCCCAGCCATTGAAGACCGATGGACCGGCTGTGCCCGAGAGCAGGGAACCGGCCTCCGTCGCTGCCGAGGCTAAACCCACCCCCACCCCCGCCGACCGCATGGCCCTGGCGCTGTGCGTTGCCGTATTGCCAGGCTCTAAGCCCTGCCAGGCTCCCTGTAACGCCTGCCGGGTCAACTCCGCCGCCGTCGCCCACGAACTGGCTGCCATCCTGCGCGAGCGCTACGGCAGCAGCGTCAGGGCCGACTGGCTCGATGGGGTGGGGTGCTATCCGGGAAACGCGCAAACCGTGCAGGAGGTGTTCCATGGCTGATCACACCATCCTCGACAACGCAATCTGCACCTGGCTTCGGCGCTTCGATGGACACGCAACGAACAACCAAGCGCTGATCGACTTGGCCGGCGGCAGGTGGCGCACCGTTGACGCACGAATGCAAGCCATGCGCAGATCTGGACGGATCCGCTGGCATGGGCGATCACCCAAGAACCATCCGCCGGGGGTTCGCTCCCATGGTTGGGAAGTTGTCGCCGAGCTGCGGGCGCATCCATGACCACCCCAAAGACCCCCGGCTGGGGCCTCCGCATCCTCAAGGTGCGCTCCACCAACGGCACCCCCGAGGCACTGATCCTCCCCCCAGACCACGAGGCCCCCTTCTGGACGGACCTTCGCCAGATCGCCCAGCACAAAGCCCGCACCATCTACGAATCCGTCATCCCGAGCACCAAATGAGCACGACACCCGAGCAGCAAGAGGCTTTCTTTCCTGGCATGCACAACATCCGCATTTCGCAACGAGCCAGCTCCATCCCTGATTGGCGCATCCGCCAGCTCGCCGCCGAGGGCATGATCAGCCCGTTTGAACCGGCGAAGATCCGTGAGGTGGAGGTTGATAACAGCCACGGCCAGATTCAGTACGCCCGAGCTATCAGCTACGGCACCAGCTCCTACGGTTACGACCTTCGCCTGTCACCATACGAGTTCCGCATTTTTCAGCACGTCCCCGGCTTGATCGTGGACCCCAAGGCGTTTGATGATCGCTGCCTGGTGCCTGCAGAGCTGCACGTCGATCAGCTGGACGGCTCCTTCTTTTTCATCCTCCCCGCGCACACCTACGCCCTCGGGGTGGTCATCGAGCGCCTCAAGCTCCCTGCCAACGTCACCGCTCAGTTCATCGGCAAGAGCACCTACGCTCGCTGTGGTGTCATCGTCAACCTCACCCCCGGTGAAGCTGGCTGGGAGGGATACCTGACCCTGGAGATGAGCAACAGCAGCGGCGCCGACTGCCGTATCTACGTCAACGAAGGCATCTGCCAGGCCCTGTTCTTTGAAGGGGTGCCCTGCGATAACCCCTACGGTGATGGCAAATACCAAGGGCAGGAGCATGTGGTAACGCTGGCTAAGGCTTGACAGCAGCCGCTGCCGTTCCCAAACCACATAGCCCGCATCATCTGCGAACCCCATGACCGTTCTCGCTGACTTCCAGATCCGTGCCCTGTGCGAAACCGGGATGGTCACTCCCTTTGATCCTGCCCTGGTCAACGCCGCAAGCCTGGACCTGCGGCTGGGCTCAGACATCCTGATCGAGTCCGCCGAAGGGCCCGGCCTTGTGCCCCTTTCCATCGCTGACTACACCGACGACGACCCCTACCGCCTGGTGCCAGGCCAGTTCGTGCACGTAGGAACGTTGGAAGCAATCAACCTGCCCCTCAACCTCGTCGCCCAGTTCGTGCCTAATCCGCACGAAGGGCTGCAGCACCTGCATGCTGGCTTCTGCCAACCCGGCTCGCGTGCTTCCAGCCTCACCCTTGGACTGAAAAACACCAGGCAGCTTCATTGGGTCGGGATCTGGCCGGGTATGCGGATCGGGCAGCTGCAGTTCCTCACCATGGACGCCCGCCCGCTGGTCTCCTATGCGGTGACCGGCAGGTACAACGCAGACCAGACCGTCACCGCGTCGCGTGGGTAGCCGTTGCGGTTCCCAAACGGCAGGAATGGCTTAGACTATGCGCGAACACAGCATTACAACAGCCCGTGTCAGCCGGTGGACGCCCATCCAAGCTCACCACCGAGCTGGTGAAAGCGGCACGCATCGAAGCGGCTCACGGCCTGCCTGTCGCCCTGATCGCTGATCGGCTTGGCATTGGCCGAACAACTGCACACACCTGGATCAGGAACGCTGATAACAAAGGCGAAGACAGCCTTGAATACAAGTTTCGGGCTGCCATCTTTCTAGCTGATGCGGAAGAGTGCAAAAACCTGTTAGGCGGGCTTCGCACAGCAGCATCGGGGAGCAAAGACAACCCAGGAAACCCATGGGCTGCATCTTGGCTCCTGACGCATCATCCCAGGCTGCGTGATCACTTCTCTGACGCTGCCGCCGAACGCCGCACCGAACGCAAGACCATCGCCACCGTGGTGGATGCCATCGCTGCCGCTGGCCTGGCGCCTGATGACGAGCGGCGGGTGCTGCTGCAGATCCAGGCCCGTGGCCTCGGGACGCCTGCTGATGAGCCTGGTGCTGAGGGTGAGCCGTGACCGATCTGGTTCAGACCCTGCTGACCCGTCGCGCCTTTGTGCCGGATGGTGTCCTGATCGATTGCCTGGAGCTTGCCGACTGGCTGGGTCTGCGCATCCGGGCAGGGCTGACTCCGCTGATCACCACGGCTGAGCTGCAGACCCGTTGGAATTGCACCCAGTCCACCGTCAGCCGCCGCGTATCGGCATTGATGGAGCATGGGTTGATTGATGCCACGTTGCAGGCTGGCCCTGGCGCGTACTGGGCCGTGAAGCGTGTGGGGCCGGTGGCGTGACGTTGGCCCTGCACCTTGGCGACTGCCTGGAGGTGATGCGCACCATGCCCGATGCCAGCGTGGATGCGGTGGTGTGCGATCCGCCCTACGGGCTGAGCTTCATGGGCAAGCGGTGGGATTACGACGTGCCCAGCGTGGAGATCTGGGCCGAGTGCCTGCGGGTGCTGAAGCCTGGCGGGCACCTGCTGGCCTTCGCTGGTACCAGGACGCAGCACCGCATGGCGGTGCGGATTGAGGACGCGGGCTTCGAGATCCGCGACATGATCGCCTGGGTCTACGGGTCGGGGTTCCCGAAGTCGCTGGACGTGAGCAAGGCGATTGATAAGGCGGCGGGGGCGGAGCGGGAGGTGGTGGGAGCTGAAAGGTCACCGTTCCGGATGGCTGACCCGAGGATGGGCAACGCTTATGAATCAACGCAAAGCGGTGACACTCGATCAACGGACGCAGACGGTTACATCGTTCGCCCCATCACCGCCCCTGCCACCCCCGAAGCCCAGCAGTGGGCCGGCTGGGGCACCGCGCTAAAGCCTGCCCTGGAGCCGATCACCATGGCCCGCAAGCCGCTGGCAACGTGCGCAACCAACGTGCTGAAAATGGTAGAATCACAACTGCGTGAGCGTGGTGTTCGCGGAGAGATTTTATGGAAACCCGAAAGTGCAAGCGGTGCGGCGAAGTCAAAGAAGACGGCCAATTCCGGTTCAACAAGACACTCGGAACAACCGGCAACATCTGCAAAGATTGCCGGCGAAAACGTGACACAGAGCGACGAGCGGCGGACCCTGAAAAGTTCAGGGAAGCCTGGAACAAGTGGGCCAAATCAAACCCAGAGCGGCAGCGCGAACTCAACAGGCTTCACGATCAACGATTGCGCACTGCCGTCATCGACGCCTACGGGGGGCAATGCAGTTGCTGTGGAGAGCGAGAGCGCGATTTCCTCACCATTGACCACATCAACGGAGGTGGGACGCAACACCGCAAGCAAGTGCACGGGAAGGTCTACATACAACTGCGACGAGACGGGTTTCCGCCTGGATACCGAGTCCTTTGCTGGAATTGCAACTGGGCTTACCGGCTCCAT